GCGACGACGTTGGCATACGTGCGACCCCATGAAGGGTTTGTGAGATGTTCACGGGTCAGCATGCCACGAACACGGGCCTGGATTGTTCTTGCGGCCCTGTTTCTCCGGGCCAATGCGTTTCTCCGCATATGTTCTGCGTATATTGCATTCGCGCGTCTGCGAGCTGCTGTTCTTGGAGAGTTGGGCATTTAATATATCTTGAGATAAAAGTTCTGGGCAATGAAAAACCATGGAACAACAGATTGCTCAGTTGATTGAGTCGGAAGTGGAGCGTCGCGTCGTTGAACGCATGACAAAAGCTCTTGAAAAGATTAGTCTCACGTTTGACATTTCTTTGCAACAGCTTCTCCGAACGGCGAGTGAAAACTCGACGAGTGCCTGGAACGGAAACGTGTGTCACGGGCTAAGCAAGTCGACCAAGCAAAAGTGTAAACGCGGTGTCAAGGATGGGTCAGGGTACTGTGCATGTCACAAGGACCAAAAGCCTGTCCAGCGCGTCATTGTACCGTCGAGATCACAACTGGCGTTGATGGCTCCGACACCGGTACACACACACTCCCTGCCTCCGATGTTTCTCGCAGGGTGTCCAGCATGTGAACGCGGAAAAAAATCTCGAATAGATATATAATGGACCCCAGAATTGCAGCTTTACCGGCACTTGCAGCAAATGGTATCATTCTCTCGTGGATTAATAAACTTGAACGTAAATGTGAATGCAGTGCAGACTGGCGCCGCGAGTACATCAAGTACTATTCAATCTTATCTATTATTCTTGTATTTGCAAATATGTTCATCCCACTCTTCCTGGCACAACAGAAGACGGCTATTTTGTTAGTGATTGGATTGGCGGGTCTGGTGAATTTGGCTTCAATCCTTTCTTATATTCCGGACCTCAAGAAGAAGCAGTGCGATTGTGCCATTAAGGATGACTGGCGCGACAATTTCATATTCTGGTGGACTCTTATTGGTTTGATTCTAACGATAGTGGCGAGTGGGGCTGCAGGTTTTATGTTGACTCGTAAGTAAGAATGGCTGGTGGTCTCTTTCCAGGCAAACCATTCGAGTTCAACGTCAAGTGTATCGTTTTTTCGTTGATGCTTTCGCTCGGGTACTGGTACGCGCCACACAAAAATCTCTGGATCCTCGCATTTCTGATTTGGTTCCCGTACATTGCTCTGGCGTGGTACGACTGGAGCTACAACTGCGAAAACAAATTGCAGCCGACTGCTGTTCCATTCGGGCGGTACATTTGGCTTCCGTTCAAACCTCCGGGGTACAAACAGGCGTTCAACGATCTTCCACCGGAGAAGATTGCCATTATGGACCGGGTCGATCACCTTGCAGGGTGGACTCTCGTTGCGGCTGCAGCGACATGGTACCTGCTTAAAAATAAGAAGGGTTAAATACTCATGGCGACACGGAGTGACCTTCTCCTCGAGGCACTCCGGCGTTTTTTTGAAGTCCCGGAGCACGCCCAACAACTCAAGGATATCCTCGAACACCGACGCGGAGTGTCTCTCAGGAACCTCGAATGGTTCGTGACAAACTATTCTCGTCAGACGAACGTGACGTATACGACACCGACGGGGCGTCAGTTTACGGTCCACGTGGCATACAAATCATCACTGGATGGCTATTCGAAAAAGTTTTTCGATCCGTTTTGTCGTACGGAGCGAATCGAGTTTCAAGGATTTACGACGACTGTTGCACAATTGAATTTCATTCGATGGTGCATCGTCAACGGCATTGTAGACTACATCACTGAAAAGAGGGTTATTTCCTTGAAGCAACCGCCCCACCGATGCCCAGTACAACTAGGACAACAATAATCCAGACCCACCATGGAGTATTTTTATCTTCTGTCGTCGTGGACGCTGTCGTCGTGGACGCTGTCGTCGTGGACGCTGTCGTCGTGGACGCTGTCGTACTGGACGGTGTATAATCAATATCAGGAAAATGAGTAAATACCCCGTGAACTGGAGTTGATAAAGAACCTGAGTTTACGGAGCTAGGATAATTTCCCATCGTATATTATATGAATACAAAAATTTTTGTAATTATTTGCCTCATTTCCATAATTATTATTTTGTTATGGAAACGAAATGAGTTTTATACGGAACCCACGCTCATATCAAATACAATACCCTTTACGTCAAGTGTGGACGCAGGATTCGGGATGTTTACGTATAACGAAATTTTATTAGACGAACTCAGTAAAAATCCTGTGTTTAGTAGTGCTAGTAATCTTGTGAGTACTACATTGACCACAAATCCAAGATATTATTCAGATACTGAAATTGAAAATATGTTTAGTAATGCTTATTCGTATGGGGAAGCAAATCTCAATGAAAGAGATCGTATTTTTCTACGACAACTTGCTTTCTACGCCAATGGAATTTTAAAATATATGGATGGTCCACTTGTAAGAGGACCTGTGACTTCAAATGGTGTACCTGAATATACAAGCAATATTATTGCGGAATCTGGTAAATCAACGAGAGAATTTTTATTTCATTCTATAAAAAATGAAATAAATGATATTTTACCATCCAAATTTGCTCCTTATGAATCAATTTCAAATGTGTTTACAGATTCTAACGTTGAACGAGGATTATGGGCATTCAAGGCTTTAATTATTCCTCACGCCTACATTTCATGGCTCGCTGAAAATAAATGGAATCTTAACACGACATGGAAACCACCTTCGTGTAGTAGTGTAGCGGTACGCGCTTCGGTTATTAACACAGTTCCAGGAGGAACAAATTTTGGTCCAGGTACATATACATTAAGTCAGCTCGGTAATCCAACGAGTATACATTTATATGGACCGTTAAAGGTTGTTCTTAATAGAAGTTCAGGAACAGAAACAAAGCAAGCCGGCGATCGAATAGGGTGTTCGCCAAGTTCAGATGCTCATTTTGATAATTTAACAGGTGTAACGAGCGTTGTTGTTACACTTTCTTAAGTGAGTGTTGCCTGTCTGTGTTATTTCCTTGAAGCAATCGCCCCACCGATGCCCAGTACAACTAAAACAACAATAATCCAGACCCACCATGGAGTCTTTTTGTCTTCTGTCGTCGTGGACGCTGTCGTCGTGGACGCTGTCGTCGTGGACGCTGTCGTCGTGGACGCTGTCGTCGTGGAAGAAAGTCCAGGAAAGTGATTCAAGACTCCCATTATTATCTACAACTAAAATAAATGAAGCAAGTTGTTCTGACTCTTGTCTTTATTTTACTTGTAGTGATCATTTGGTCAATCAGGAAAGAAAGGTACACGTTGAGCGACGTGGGAAAAATAAATTCATATTTCTTCCCAAGGTATCGAGGTGCAAATGGTGACAATATAAAAATATACATAGTAAAATCTGTTCTGAATGAACTTGATGGAAATAGAGAGCTTGAGTTGTCCAATATAAATATGCTTGTTGATACCCTGAATTCAAACGGGTTTACGTTTAGTCATTATTCGAATGTCAATGAACTTGATACAATGTTTGAAACAGCATACGCGTCAGGAGAATCTGGATTTGGGACACGGGATCGTATGATTCTTCGATCGTTTGCATACCCCGGTATTGATATGGCAGTTGATAGAAATTCAAACGCGTTTGCACTTACATATACAAGTGACGGTGTCCCTGATTATACGAGTACCATCGTGTCTGAATCTGGAAAAACAACCAAAGACGTATTAAAGTTGTGTTTTGTTGTTATTGATAAACTGTTTTCGACAGGAATTGGAGGCAATCCATGGACACCTGAAATGATTGATTACATTAATTCTTTAATCCCAGATAAATATGCACCCAAGTTTGATCGCACAAATAACATGTCAGTTACGAATGGATTAAACAGTGAAACACCGACCCCAGCTGTGTTATGGTTCATGAAAGCTGTTACAGTCGGTCCAGCGTACCTTGCATGGCTGTCCGAAAACAAATGGAAACTCAATCTCAACTGGACGCCGTAAGTGTTGCATATCCGCCGGAAATTTTCAGAGGAACATATCCGTAGTAATACAGATACATTGTGTAAGACTTTTCAATCTGAGGTGAAAGAATTGGATCAAAAACTAAATCAAGATGTGTCGTCTGTGAATTGAGCGTACTGAAATCGACTAATCCTTCCTGGTTATACTCTTTAGGGTTGTCCCCAAAGCAGTACATATATATGTTCTTCGTAGGAACTGAAAGATTATGGTCAAGAGCCTGTTTGTAACTATAGTAGAGGGCACCCGGAAAATTTGAAAGCACATTCTCGTTGTTGAGATATAACGTTCCCGTTTGAATAATATCCAAAAAATTTATATTGACATCGTTAAAGAACGTTACAGGTACAGCAGCTTGGATGTATTCCGTGCTGTACCCGTATTGGTACCTCGACTTGTAATATGCTACATTCTTTTCATCTTCGTAATTTTGATTACGTACGAACCATGTAATCATAGACACTGGAAAATTGGCAGTCAAGTTCATAACCGCCTTTCCGCCCGCATATGGCTGACCTGCCTCGGCCCATACACGATTCACGTTGAAATTCAGTTCATGACTCTGGTAGTACATACGTTCTTGTGGACTTAGTGTTATTTCTTCGAGAAGAATTTTTGGATCAATGAGATCAATTGGACGACCATCTGTGTCAGCTGATGCGTTGGTAATCCAGGTCGAATCGTGGAACGTGAATCGAATCGTCACTGTCTGTTTTGTGATGGCACACAATGGGAAAAATGGCTTCTCGAGCTTTTCGCGCCCTTTTTTATGATCACTATGTCTCCTGCAAAAGAAAAAGTCCAATGGAATTATCATCTTGACAATGTCCGTCGCTGGGACGACGTTCGATTCACTCTGACCAAGACTCGTTGCTTGATACATTGCAAGCTTTTCATCCGCATCGAGAAATAATTGGTCGCGAATAATATACCAGTCGTCCGTCAGCGTTTCGATTGGTTGACCATCAATTAAGAATTCAACTTTCTTTATAATTGCACGTCCAACAAGGGGTGTATAGTTATACCCGACAGGCAGGACTGGGAGAGACGCTGAAAGGTACATGTTCGATAAGAGATCACCTGACTCTCGTGGATGAATGTCGACTGAAAATGTCCGTGACGAATTGAGAAACTTTTCATTTCCGGATTTCAATGGCAAGAGAAAACGCTGTGTGATTGCGAATGGTGTATGCTGAATGATTTTTGGCATCCAGAGTGATTCGCCGCCATACATGTACTTTTCTTGTGGACCTATGGCTGCAAGCGCCGTGAGCGCACCCGTCCCGAACCCACGGCTAGCCATTTCTATGAGTGCTTCGCGAGGCGCAG